ACGGCAGTCTGGTGAAAACACAATTGCTCCGCGATTTGCGGCAGAAGCTGCGGGAAGCGCACCAACATCCAATGCACCTAAAGTAATAAGGCTGTAGGAAACGTCTCCTGCTGGATTATCAATTTGAAAGCCCCGCTGTGAAATTACGGGTCCTGTAAAGGTAGTATTAGCCATTTAGTTCTCCTGTCGTGGCTAGTGTCAGCCTCACAATAAGGCTGTCAGGGATTAAGACACTATACAACAAAAAAAGGCGGCTGAATAGCCGCCCTTTTCCGAAAGTTTTTTTGCTTATGCGCCCGGTGAACCGAACACGGCCCGCCAGTCAGAAACACCGAAGCTGTAACGCTCACGTGCCTTAAACCGCATGTTGCCTGTGTCGAAATCGCCTTCCATCGCAGTCTTGATGGCCGCACGGTTAAAGTATTTGAAACCGTTTGGTGCATCAGTCTTGATGAAGAAAGCATCGGTATCAGTCAGGAAGTGGTTAACCACTGCCCCTTCTGGGATCATACCCATGTTCTTCATTGCGTTTGCATCGTTGTCCGCAGTGGCTGGACGAAGGTTTGAGTTGAGCACCCGCTCTGCAATGAATTGCAGTTCTTTCGGGATGATCAGCTTTGTGCCACGAACAGCAATCTTCAGACCACGCTCATCAGTCAAGCCAGCAATGTCGATCAGCATTTGCTCAAGAGAAGTCTCGTTGAGGTCTGCTGCAACAGCAAGCTGGTTGCGCTGGTTGCCTGAGAGTGAGGGGTGAGCAGAAGAGCAAAGTGCCGCACCATCGCCAACAGGGTTAGCTGTGTTGAACGCATTGTTCAGGATCGACGCAGCTTTGATCTGTTTTGTCTGAGCCATTGAACGGGCCAGAGCTTTGGTGTAACGAGATGCCAGACGGTCGTACAAGTTGTCCTCGATTGCTTCCTCAGTAATTGAGAAGGCCAGAGCGATTGTCTCATGTGTGTACCGTGCTGTGTAGGTCTCTTGAGCAGCGTCAAAGTTGATGGCAGTGCCTTCGCCTTTAACTGGTGCTGTTGAGAATCCACCGAGCATCACCTCTTCTTCAAATGCACGATCTGATGACTCTTCGTCGAAGATTTCAGAATGCTCATTTTCGTAGCGGTCGTACTCAAGGCCGAACAAGGCATTCAGGCCGGGCTCAAGCTCTTTCGCTAGTTGTGCGCGAGAAATAGCCATTTTCTATCCCCTCCTTAAACGCCCGTTGAAGTCGCAGTAGTCTGCGAGTCAAAACGGCTTGTGTTTGCGTTGTAATGTGCATTCAACCGAACGATCATTGGAATGCCCGCAGCAGTAAAGTCGCTGTTGGCTTCGTCATCCATGATTCCTACAATCCGCAACGGCAGAGTCGCTGTTACGGCAATTGAAGACACGCTAAGTGCACCGTTTGCGCTACCAGTGTCGGTAGAGCCGGTGCGGGCTGATGTGCCCAAAGATGCGTTAGCAAAAACGGCTGCCTGTGCGGTTGCACGGTCAGTCAATGATGCGTCAGAAGCAACTTTGAACAGTTGGTTTGGATTGTCAGCAACAAACGCCTTTACAGGGTAGTTGGTGTCAACACTTACTGAACCAGAACCCGGCCAATAGTTTAGCCATACTGGCTTCTTTTGGATCGAGTCGTGGTATTGAATTCCCATCAGGACGCCCAATGCTGCTGTTGTGCCGCCGCTTGTCGCGCCAGCATAATCAATTACGCCTGCTGCTGTCGGTGTGACAATAGCGTATTGAAAAATTGCATTGGCGTTGGTAGCAGCAATCTCGTACTCGGTTACACCGGTAGAGTTTACGCCACTTCCAACTAGCCCGATAGGACGTAGGCCGTAGGCAGATTCTTGGTTTGCCATTTGATCTTACTCCTAATCAGGGCGACCCTTATCTCTGTGGGCCGCCAAAAGTTACACGAGATTGACGATCGGGTTTATTGATCGTCATACTAGAATGAGCGTTCTCTCTCATCATGTCAGAGTCAACTGCCTGCATCTGGTCGGCACTCCGCTGTGCAAAGTATTCCGTCCGTTCTGCGACTGTTTCCAATGGAATGCGAGCCAGAACTAGGCCGCCTACTCCGAACACACCTTCGTATTTACCTGAGTCAAGTACCGGGGCCTCAAAGTCAGGGTACTCGTCCTTACGAACCAGTTCCCAGCCCTCACGCATTTTTGCGCTGACATTTTTAGTATCGTTGAAACCGCGGGTTTCCGCTCTAATCCAACGATGCTTATATCCATCCGGTGCAGGTGGTGCATCTAACATAGACGGGGGAGCCCACGGCTTACGCCTTGCCGCTTTCTCCCGAGTTTGTGTTGCGCGAGAAGTACGAGTAATGCCCTTCTCAAGGGATTCATTTTGATCTTCAGACATCTTCTACTCCTTCACGTATTTCGCGTATTCTTCAAGCGGCACACCCAATTTCTTCGCTATTGCGACTTGGCTAGGGGTGAGTCTAACCTTTTTCCCACTACTGCGCCCAGATGTACTGCGGGATACGGAAGCAACCGTCTGAGCGGGCCGTTTGCTACCACCGTTAAGCTTATGGGGAAACTCTGTCGCCATACGCCTATCAAGTTCATTATAGTACTCATCGGACTGTGGGTCAAACCCTTCATTTTCGACAAGTTTTTTGTGTACGCCAAAAGCAGCATACGTCATAGCTTCATCAGAGCCGAACCACGCGTTTCTCGATGCCCACTGTTCCGCCTTCGGGTCCGGGCGGCGAGGTTGCTGCTGCGGCATAGGAGCCTGTACCTGTGATTCCTGTTGCGCTCTAACCTGTTGGGCATAGCGCTCTTGTTGCGCTTTAGCTTGTTCCGCGCGATCATTTTCAATCGCGAGTCGCGTGATTTTGCGCTGCGCCTCAACAACACCTGCGGTATCCCCAATCTCCATAGCCCGGGAAAGTTTTTCTTCCGCCGCGGCCATCTCCGTTTCAACCCGCGTACTATACTCGTTGACATAGTTCGTGTCCAACGTGTCCATGCGCTTTTTAAGCTCAGTTGCTTCCGCCTGCACGTTCTGTGCAAACTTTACAGCTTCCTCTCGCTGGCGCTCGGCCTCGCGCATTTTCTTTGTCAGGCGGTCAATACGCTTCTGGGTAGCGTTTTCTGCCTTTTCAAAATTATCGTCAGCTTCCGCCGCAAGAGGAATATCCTCTTCTTCCCCGTCGCCTCCCGACAGTTCTACGTCAGTGTCTTGGTCCGACTCCAGTTCCAATTCAATCTGGTCGTCGTCTTTTAATTGCTCTTTTGCCATTGTTCACTCCTAGAAATGCAAAATATCTTCAGGTTCTTGAATTTTAGCTAGGATTTCGTCATCGTTAAGAATACGAACCTCCCCGCCATCTATCTTGAATCGGGAACCAGCGTACCGGGCAAACATTACCCAATCGCCTTGCTCGCACCACGGTCCAACCGGGAACTTGTCCGGATCTTTATACGCCAAATCCCCCACTTTTAAGACGTAGCCGACTTGGGTAGAAACATTCTGTTCCTCCAAGACTTTGTCTGGTAAATAGATGCCGCCGTCTGTCTTACCCTTTCCGCGATACGGGAGAATAAGCAGCCGCCAACCTGTGGGACTAGGCATTCTTTCAAGAAGTGAACCCCCGATAGCTTCGGGGTCTAACACCTTATCGGTGACATCCTTGTATGCAGAAGCTAGGTTTGAAACACCCTCGCTCACTGCTTCAAGGTCAAGTTTTTTAGCTTCAGCCATTGCTTTGCTCCTGTTTTTCTAGCAGGCCCTTGAGTTCCTGTTCCACGTGATCTAGGGATTTTAAGTTGCCCATGAGCTCACGATACTGCTCGATGTTCTTGACGTTGTCGTAAATTAACAAGTCTTGAACTGCCTGTCTCCGCTCCCGGATAATCCGGAACACGGCCTCGGCAAAATATATTTCATCCACTCGTATACCTCCGCATTAAATCTGATATGTTTTTATACCATGTCTAAAGCAAAGTCACGAGTTTCTTTTGTGCGTCTTAACCAACCTTTTCCAAAAGTTTCAAACGTAGACAAATTCCGGTAGAACTCCTCACGATACCCCGTAATAGACTCGATTAATCACGCGGGGTCATACTCTTTAACCGCCTCTAAGGTCATCGGGCCGATAACCCCGTCTTGCGAAACCATAACCGCCTTCTGCAATGCTTTTGCCGCGCGGCCCGGACCGCTGTTCACGGCCCAATCAAAAACACAAAAATCCAGCCCCGACGGGAGCTCATCACCTTTTATCTTGTCCCAGTACCCTTTTTTGTAGATTAGCTGAATGTGGTCTTCCGGGATGTTTTTTAGCTCGTTTACGTCTTCCAACGGGCGGCCAAGAAAATCAGCATAAGTTTTATGCGTGATACCCTTGTTAGTTGCGCCTCCGGGATCATCTTTGTGATCCACAAATCCACCTTCGTGGTGCAGCACCATTTCAAGGCTTTTAAAAAAATTAGCTTCCATTATTTTGTTAACCCTTTGGCTTTTTCAAAGCTACGCATTCCTCCGAGCCCGAGCATACCCAGTAAGACAGTCATCAAGCTGTCCATATCGAACTGAGGGTAGGCTACTGGCTCAACGCCCATGTAGGCCGTTACTACATCCATAGTAGGAAAGACTAAAAAGTGAGCAAACAAGGCCAGACTACAGCACCAGCCAACACTCGGCCTCCAGCCCGCCACAAACAAGTTCCGTGACTTGGCTTCTTCAGCATTGATAGCCAACTGCCCCTTGGCAAGTTCCTGCGCGTGGCGCTCTGCCATCGTGGCTATCTCATGCGCCAACTTGTTCTTTTGGTCTTTGTCTTCAACAAATTTACCGATTAGCTCGGTAGCTGGTCCAATAAGTGCCTGAATCATGCTGTTAACTTTCCTTTTGGTAACGCCCGACATTGCCAAGATACCGGCTTGTACCCTTGCATGTGTTTATGAACTGCGCGAGACATTTCATAGGCTCGTTTCTCGCACCGCTCATATGTGCTATAGGGCCCCCACTGGTCTTCTAACTGGTAACATTGTTCCATATTAAAAACAAGACACGCAAGAACAACCGCCTGATACATTATTTAGCCGCGGGCTTGTGCTCGTGCCCCATCCATATACCAAAAACGCCCGTCATAACGCCCATAACCACTGAAACAAAAGCGCTCTGCGCCCCCGTCGGCGCGTCTAACGCCATAAACCACTCCGCACAGCGCCAACTCATTACGGTGCTTGCTAGCATCATAAAACGAGGAAGTATCTTCCACTCTAGAAATTTATCTACCGTCATAGTACCATCGCAAATAAAAATATAAAAAACCCTACCGCGATAACAAGCACCGAAGTTACAAGCACGACCTGCTTCATAGTTTCTTCAAACTCTTTTGCCTCGGCTATCTTTTTACGACGCTCTACCGCAGCGGCCTCTTTAGCCGCCTGTATCCTACGAGCCCGCTCATCTACGATACTTTGCCACGTTCCGGGCCCAAAGCGCAAATCAATCAAGTTACGCATTTCCTGCATCTTTTCTTGAGCCAGTTTTGCATCTATGACTTCAGACGCAATATTAGACACCCCGAACTGATCTCCAATCCCGGGGTACGCACTCTTAGCTCTTTTCTGCTGGACCTGCTTTTCACCTTCAAAAAGCTGGTCAACATAACCCGCTATCTCGCCAACGTCCTTGGCCGTGTTAATGGCTGATTTAATTCCATCAACCGCGGATTTGACCAGTGCTATACCAGCCAGTGTTTCTGCTATCATTTCGCCCCCAAGCTAAACTAATGAGTATCTAGTCCCCCCGTTGTTTAAGCATCTCCCGTTCCATTGCAGATTGGATACGCTTGTCTGTCTGACGCTCTTGACTTGCCATGCGCTGCTGGAACTGATCCGCCCGCATACGCTGGCCTGCCGCCTCCATATTAAGCTTGGCCTGATCTACCTGCATGTCGTTCTGCTCTGACTGTGCCTTGATCTGTAGCTCCTGCTCTTTAAGCTGAACTAACGGATCAGGGCCTTGACCTGAGACTTGCGCCGACATCTGCTGAACCGTCTGCATACCCTGCGCCACGAACTGCGCGGTAAGCCCCTCGATTGCAAGCATCTCTTCCTCAGTGGCCGCTTCGCCGCCCGCGGCCTGACGGCTCTGGATAAACTGCACCGCAGCCTGCTCTCTCGCGGCTACCTTAACGTGTTCCATGACGTGCTTTTGAAGCTCCATAGCCAAAGCTGGCATAGAGCCAACCATCGGAGATGCGCCAAAAATCAAGTGCGCCATAATGTGAGACTGATGCTCCTGAGCCTCAAACACCTTCAGAGGCACCATGTCCATCACGTCGATGTTTTCCTGCGCCGGGTCTTTAGGTGTTGGCTCTTCTTCCACAGCCCGCTTCATAATACGGTCCGTGTCGCGTACACCAAGGGCATCGTACATGTCCCGATACACTTCATACATGTTGTGTAATTCAGGAGCGGCACCCGCTAGCTGTAGCTTAGTCTGTGCCAAAGCAATACGCTGCGCCTGACTAAACACGTTAGGGTCGGACACCGGAATGATATCTACCCGATCGTCAAAGTCAGAAGCTTTAACTGACGCATCTTCGCCTTCAATTGTATATGGGTATTCTTCTGGTAAACTTTCACCCATCACGCGGGCCAAAAGTTTAAATTCTATCCGCATTGCGTAGTGCAACCGCTTATGCACTGCGCTCATCACGCGTGAACCTTGCTCCAGCATCGCGATAGTCGTTCCAACCGCCGCCTGCTGGTTACCGTCTCCCACTTTCATGTCTGTGATTGTGGCAAAACGCTGTCCTGCATCCACAACAAAGCCCAAAAGCTGGAACAATGTCTGGTCAGGGCCTTTAAATGGCAGCGGCATAAGGCTGTCACGAATAGCCCCTCCGGGAGCGTCCACATCGCGGAACTCGCCGGGCTGAAGCGGATCATCGTCGTCTCTGATGCGTAATCCACGGGCTTTGAAACCCGCTGGGAGATTGGATAACGTACCTGCGTCGATCAACTGCCTCAGTGCCGCTGTGGCGGTCCGTGACAAACCGCCAATCGTATGAATAAGCCCTAAACCGTAAAAACCAAAGCCCGGAAGGAACTTATAATGTACGAAATACTGAATTTTACGCTTTAATTCGTCATCTTCGCGGTAATTACGGCGAATAGACAGCACTTGGCCGTTGTCCTGACTCAGCGTGACAACATATGGTATCTTAATGCCCGTCGGCTCACCGTCCTCATCAAGGTCTTCGTAGCCTTCTAGGTCTAAATCGGCGTGACATTCCAAAATTGTGCAATCGTAGTCGATCTGGGAGCGGCTTGTGCCGTCAATACGATTGATTTCGCTGGTAACAGAGTCTTCTTCTTCCTGTGCAGGGATTACCGGTATGTCCAAATAGAAGCCTGCAACCTGTTTTTTACGCAAATCGTTAAGAGACATCCTCAAAACTTGCGTAATATTAGGGCAAGTCTCCAAATCAGACGTTTCGTAAGGCACTACAAGGTGCTCCGCCGGTATAAACTTAGCTACCGCACGTCCCAAAGTCTCGTCATAGTATACTTTTTTGAATGTAGACCCCGCCAAAGGCAGATAAAACAGCATCTGATCCAGTTCGGGGGTGTATTCTTCCATCACATCGGTGATGTAATAGTTCATAAACTGCTTTACGCGCTGAGACTGCCGCTGTTTGTCGTTTGTTTCGCTTCCCATGATAGAAGTACGCACGGGCCCGGACGCTGGCAACAACTCATTGAACGCCTGCGCTTGAAACTGCGTAGCCGCCTCGGCAAGCAACGGGTGCGTAACCCCAGAAGCCCCTCTGAACGGCTGCGTCCTTTCCTCGTAGTTGAACCCGAGAAGATCAAGACCGTTTGCATAAGCATCTTCCCACTCCTGTCGGCTTGCTTTGTTTGCATCAAACTCATGTAAAAGCTCGCCAGCAATCCTAGAAAGCTCGCGGTCAGGCATCTCTTCTGCCAAGTTGGCGTAAAAGTCATCGCTTTCGCCTCGCTGGTCAGACGGATCAAAATCAATCGTAACGCCGCCGTCCTCTTCCGGGGTCATCTCAATATCCATGCCCTCCGCCATGCCTTCAAAAGCCACGACGTTGTCCATGCTGCCCGGAATCTCTAATTCGACCTCCGCAGCTAAATCCTCTGGGTCTAACTGTGAAGGGACATTGTTGTCCATTAAACCGCCAATTGGTTTACGCGCCATCTGTGTTCTCCTTTAAGGCCCCTAACTTACCATAGGCCGATACATATTCCTAGCTATTGGTGCAAGAGCGGCTACGCCCCGTGGGCCGCGGGTCATGTTCCGCGCGGTTTCGGCCAAAGTTATTACGCCGCCTTCTGCTTTCCGCGGATAGCGGATCATTTCCCGGTCTAAGTCAGAAATGTCCGGGTCCGGGTCTAAATATTCAAAGCCCTGCTTCTTGTAGAAATCAACAAGATCTTCCAATTCTAACCCACCATCTCCATAAGGGGCTGGGTACAAAGTCATCGTCGTGCCGGTTTCATCTGCCGTTTTTGTTAAACGACGCATTATTTCCGTGCCATGCCCCATGCCCTTTTTACCTGCGCGAATAAGTTCAATATCAACGCTGTTCGGAATTTCATTACCCTTTAAATCTAGGCTAGGGCGTAAAGTAAGCTCAGACATATCTAAGTCTTCAAAAAAGAAACGATTTGGCATAGTAGGAATAAGCGGTTGCCCGCCAATGCTCTCGCCCAACGCTTCAGGGGCCAAAGCAGGGGCAGGCCCGCTAGGAGGACGCTCAATCTTCTTTTTCAGGTTTTCCGGTATCTTGTCTACATTAATTAGACCTTCGACATCGACCAAGCCTCTTTCTGCGCCTTCCGTGTCATAACTTTTTAGCTGCGTCCCGCGCATAGTCCGGTAGTCAGGCCGTAGCTGTTTTTCTACGTCCAACGACGACCCGGCTATGCCCTTGTTGCCGCCCGGAGCCGCTTTTGTTGCACGAGCGCCCCCGCTAGGTATGTCCATTGGAAACAATTTACGGCGCTCACCTACTGGCATTCCTTCAGTTGCCAAGGCGTACGCCTCTTGCAAGCGGGCCATAAACTCGCCCCGCGTCTTCATGTAATTCCCTTTTGCCGATGAGCCTTGTCTTAAAGACCCCGCGTCGTTCTTTTCTCTATATATGTCAATACCAAGGGCCTGATACGCCTCCGCTTCTTTAAACGCTTTGGCCTCTTTTTCTCCGATGAGGCGATACATCTCCGCCAGTACCTCATCTCTGTACGGCATTTCGTCCAAATTAATACGGGCGGTGCTATTTGTATTACCGGGCCACATTCTAGCTAAGTTGTCCGGCGCAGCCGGGTTTGCGTTTTTCACGTTTAAGCGAGCTTGGTTGACCAAGCTTTCTACGTTCTTTGCTTCCCCTTTAGGGCGCAACTCATTAAAAAACTCATATGGATTAAAATTCCGGTTCCCCCGCTCCGCCAAAGCTTCTGTTGTCTGAAATAAAGCAAAGTTGTCAAATAGCTTTCCTGACACACTCTCCTTAACCAAAAACGGAGCACTACCCCCGGGCAAATCTCCCCTTGTCTGCAATACATGCGCTAACTCATGGACAAAAAGTGTGGATGTGTAGCGGTCGTCCCCTAAATATTTTGCACCAATGGCAATCGTGTTGGTGGTATCGTCCCAATGACCCCCAGACCCCTTCATGGGTTTTTCAATAACCCTAACGTCTATCTCTTCTCCCAACTCCGGAAAGACATCAAAAAGCGGGTGGTCCTTGCTCAGAACCTGATTTAATTTAAACTGTACGCTTCTACCATACTTCCCGCCCCGGTGGCCTTGTTCAACAAAAAAGTTTTTGGGGTCCTTTAGCTTTTCAAACGCGTCCATGACCTGTTTTGCAGAGGCATTAGCAGCTACTTTAGAGGCAACAGACTCTGGTAACAAACCGCCTAAATTGATCTGCGTTAGGTTATCCGGAATGTCGAAAACCATCTTGGTTTCAAGCGGGGCATCCCCTGCTTCACGCCCGGGTCTTGCGTCCACGTTAATACGCATAAACCCCGTGTCTTCAAACACCTTGCGGGGGTCTTCGCCTGCTTCTAGGCGGTCCTGCGCCGTCTTTTCCGCCTTTTTTATGTCCTTTGTATATTTTGGATTCATTCCCGGTGTGTCCGCAGACGCCAGCATTTCGGTAACAGAAGTATCCGGTAAAGGCATCACTTGACCATCCGGAGTAACCACCTGCGGCCGCAGATACTGCATAAAGTCCTCTATGCCACTCGAAACAGCTTTAGCTCCGCGGGCCGTGAGCATTTCACCGGCACCCGTGATTCCACCAGCCAACCGACCCAAATCACGGTACGCCTCCAAATCTTCTGGCGCAGGAGGAAAGAACCGTGAGCCGAGGGCCTCGGAGCCAAATCTTTTAACAAAAGCCTGCGCGTAGGGGTCCGCGGCAGACAAAGCCGACGCTATCGGCGACACCGCTAACAAACGGGGGTCTATTTGAGACGCAATGCCCGTGGCTGTCGCACCCATGTCTGCGAAAGAACCACCTAAATCAGTAGTCGCACCCTGAAGGGCCCCGATACCAAGTTCGCGGTACGCGCCTTCCGGTGGGGGCTCAAACTGAAGGAAGTCGTCTTCCGGGTTACTAGCCAATGTTCCGCCCCAAAATATCCGACATTTGGTCCATAGCAGCGGGCCCCAAGCTTTGCGGGGAGGCCCCCGCCATCTTCATTAATTTATTATCCATAGCCTCTAATCGAACCATCTGCCCGTATTGGAAGCCACGCTTCTTATCAAAATTCTGCTTATCTATGGGACGGCGTTTAAACTGTTCCGGTGCTAGGTCACGGTAAATGTCAAAACCTTCTATGCCGGGATACTCCGGAGCGGCTTGTAGTGGACTTGTCCTATCCGCATCCTTACCGAGGTTAGCCATTATACCTAAGTTACCCGCACGGTCTTGCTCAACATACGGCTCAAGGGCTTTGTCCATTAGAGGCGGCGCAAACTGTCCGCTATCTTCATAGGGGTCAAAGCGCCGCGGGCCGTCTACCTCAAACTCATACTCCGGACCAAGGTAGCCGGGCTCCGTAATGTAGTCCCCTTCCCGATATACACGGCCCGGGTACTCCCCGACATAGTACTCATCCCCGGGTTGAGCCGGAGTGGCGAACATGCTGTTCATGTCCATGTTACCCATATCTATGTATGCCGGTTCGCCCGCGCCAAGGGAAGCCACGCCTCCGTTGTCAAAGCCCTGAACCAAATCATCCGGAAACCCTTTTACATAAGGAGCCTCCCCCTCTTTCATATATAGCTTAGTTTTGCTCTCCGGGTAATTTTGAATGGCGCTGGCGCGTCGCTCCTTAAACTGCTCGATCTGGTCACGCAGCTTTTCTGCCTCCTCATAGTGGTAGCGCTTCATATCTAGAGACTGGCGCACAGGGATGTCTTCGGCATGGACGCTCTGGGCCGCGGCCAAATGTCCCAACATCTGCTCTTCCATGTTCTGGAGAAAATTGTACGA